CAGACATCTCGAATGGCTTTTTTAAATTTTTTCTTTTAAACTTTTCTTTACCTATTAGTAAACCCATAATTATTTTTTCCGCTTCTTTTTGCCTTTGGCATAGTTAGGATCTTTACAATACTTTGATGCCGCCATGTTAGCATAAGCACTAGGATATTTATCAAATGTCCTACGTGCCCAAGCTATACCTGCCGGACAAATCTTGTTAGATTTTTTCTTTGCCATACGAACTATTTACCGTATCGCCTGCCTTTACCTTTACTCTTGCCTTTGATTTCTCCGCAAGAACCTTTTCCCATATGTGCCATTACTTTCCTTTCTTTGGTTGTTTTAAACAAGTGCCATCACACATGGGCATCTTTTTAGATTTGCCGCATGAGCAGATGTCTTTAATGTTAATGAGCTTTCGCATCTTTATTTTTTTCTTTTATTGTGAAAATCAAATAGGACTTTTACCTTTTCGGCTAACGATTCTAAATTATAATGCATTCTAGCCAAAACGATAATTAGTGTAATTATACCAATTAAGGCAGGTGTGAGTGCGGATATGATTGGTAATAGTTCATTCATTTAACCTGCGATGAACCAAAGTAAAAACCGACAATAGCCAATGCTGTTTGACGAACCTCTGGTAGTATTACAAAGCCCTGCATATTTTCCCACTGAATCCTCGAGAATAGCCCTAGAAAGCCTTTTGTTTCTGTTTGAACGGTTACACCTACGTTTGTAAATGCAAAGACAAATGGGGCTATTATTATGGCAAAGACGACTGATGCCGTTAGCAGGCGACGAACCCATACACCACCCCGGGCGGATGCCTTGTCCGCAGAAAGATCTGCAACGTTCTGACGTTGGATCATTGCCTCAAGTGCACGACCTTGTGCTTCGGCTTGGGCGGCTATAAGTTTCATTAAGAAACCAGACACACCGCCGCCTAGCATTGCTAATAATTCTACTGTCATTACTTTGATTTGAGTTCTTTTAAAAGTTTGTAAATCGAAAGTCCTAAGAAAACAAATGTCATTACACCGACGATTAAACTAACTACACCGTTAATACTTTGTAATCCCATACAGGCAAAGAATCCAGTTGATCCTACAGTTCCTCTAAGCATAGTATCCATTTTTAATGTAGAGCAACCCAACTGGTGCCTGTATATACTTTTAATTTACTGTCGCTAGTATCAAAAATTATATTTCCGGCGGAAGGGCTACTATAACCACTTGCCGTTCCAGTAGGAGCTTTAAATCTTCCATTTGATCCGCTAAATGTAAGACTAGATTGAACAGATATAGGCGAACTAAAAGTAGCAACATCGCTAAATTCTGATGGACCTTCGCATAAAAAATCGCCCGAGACACGAAGCTCATCATTAAACTCTGTGTTGCTATTAAATGTAGCTTGAGCATCAAATGTTGAATCGTCTTGAAACTCTGTTTGACTGTTAAAAGTTGTATCGTCTTCAAACTGTGATGTGTTGTTAAAAATTACATTGCTGTCAAAAGTAGCTTCATCGTTAAACTGAACTGGGCTGTCAAAGTTAACGTCATCTCCAAAAGTTACAGAGAGATTTTCAAGGTCACCAAGACTTAATGCACCAATTTTACTGCGAATGTCAGCACTGGTTGTGCCTTGTAGCATATTATCTACGGCGGATGATACGGTAAGGTTTGCCATAATTATTAAGGTCTAATATATAATGATGTTCCGTCAGGTCGAAAGTAACGATGTGTTGGTCTTCCTAAAGCGGGACGGTAATAGAAAAACTCAATAGCCCCACGAAACCTGCTTCGATTAAGAGCTAACTTTAGAGCAAGGTTCATAACCTAAGAGAAAGTTTAAGCGAGAGTCCCATGTTAAACTTTGTGTAGTGCTACTAAACCAGAAGAAATGCCAACAGCAGTAAAGTTGCCATATATGATAGTTCCTGCATCAAACGTAGTTAATAAATCACTTGTACCATTAACGTTAGTAGCAGTAAGTGTATCAATAGTTGACTGCTTTAGACATTGTATTGCTCCAAAAGAACCTGAGTCATTATCAGTTCCAGATAATATTCTGGAACCTGCGGAGCTAAACTCAAGGGTATTGTTTCGTGAACTTGCCATGATGTTGTATTATTTTATAGGATGATTATCTTGATTGTGTTGAAACATAAGTAGTAAACTTACGTCGAACATTGTTATTGTTAGAGATTATATCTAGTTTTTCTAGTTCAGTTGCTAAGTAAGTGCTTGCTTTGTTTTCTTCGTCAAAGGCTTTACTGGTCTGTCCATCCATGCGAAGGAAGTCAGCATAAGTAGCATGAGCCGCGAAGTAGAAAAACTCTTCAGGAATATCTTGCGAGGCTTCAGTAAAGTCCTCAAACTTTTTTTTGTAAGTTACATAAACAGAACCGGCATCTGTGCCGCCTAGGTTCATTACATGGGCACCACTCGAATCAACATAAAAGTTGTATTCCATGCTTCCTGAATTAAGAAACGGTTGATCACGATGAATACGTTGAAATTCAGATATAGTGTTTTTGGGTGTTTGTTCAAAGGGGACAACTTGATCGCTTGATATTGTTCTTTCTTCTCCTACTACTAGGTATGGGGTCCACATTTGAGATGCACTGTAAGCCTCGTATAATCTGCGATTAGCTAAACGTTTGATATCATTTTCTTCGTCAGAAGTAAATGAATCTACCCCGGCTAAAGACCGGACTAGTTGAAACAACTCTGTATAACTTTTAGCCATTACACTTTATTAGGAGCAAGCTCGGGCATTTCTTTTTGGAAAAATTTTAAAAATTCTTTGCTGTGCACTTCTTCGGTTCCGTATTGTTGAACTAACCGAAAATATTCACGAGCAGGAATTGTTGCGATGCATTTACCAAGCACCGGGTGGGTCTTCCCGACATTGGAGTGTGCCTCTTTTTCGGCAACATCAACACGTTGTTTTTCTGTTTGAACTTCGTTAACTAAATATTTGTCAACGTATTCATTTAATTCTGGAGTTATTTCTGACATGATGTGTAGTTAAAAAAAGAAGCTCCCTGCCCCATGTGGGGCAAGGAGACTTCGGTATTAATTAGTCGATCGCTTCGATCTTACCGTGAGCTTGAGGATGGTATACACCAAGACCAAGAACACAATCAACGTAGCCACGTTCGCCACCACCTTGATTAGGCAAACGAGTTGAACCCATTGGGATCAGTTCGTGGATGCCGTAATACTCAGGATTAACCAAGTATCCAAAGGCAGTAGTTGTTGTGCCCGTGGAAGCAGGCATACAAGCAGGGTTACCGTTGATGATGCTTACGATACCGTGGTCGCTTTGATAAAGCTCAACGGACAACTTGATAGTAGCAGAGCCACCATCGTAAGTTACCGAACGAACGTTTTCTGTAGCAGAACCACCGATGCGAGCAAAATCAGAAATCACACGACGAAGACCTGTGTCAGCAATAAGAACCAAGCTATCTACGTTACCAGTCTGGCGATAGATGCTTGAAATCAAATTATTGAATTCAGCTTCAGTGAAAGGATCTGAAGA